GTCTCGATTATAACTTGAGGTGCTACATTATATCCTTGACCAGAATTAGTAATTGTTATTGCTGAAACTGATCCATTTGTAATTACTGCTTCAGCAGTAGCAGTTACTCCTATACTAACAGTACTAATACCAGGACTTGATATCTTAACTGTAGGAAGACTTACATAACCTTTACCACCATTAGCAATATTGACAGTTGTAACTTCCGAATTAGCAACACCAACATTGTTTCCTAAACTTAAAGTAACATCAGCAGGAACAAAATCTGATTCTGCTGGCATCATAATAGTATCAACAGCATCAACAGTAATATTATATCTCTGATGGCTAGGAAGACGAAGTGGTCCCTCCTCATAGAAGAAGATTTCAGCATCATCTACAAATATACCATCCTGTATACCAAGACCTATACCAGAAGTAGCACCAACATCAGATATAATTTTTGCTGTAGGATATACACAAGGTTCAATAGACTCTCTATCCTTATTGATTATCTCACCCTGAATAATCTTATCGTCTTTTTGTCTAGACCAATCAACAGGTTTAAAGTCAATTTCATTAATACCTGGTCCAGTATAGATGTCAGTCTCAACTAAGTCAGATGATAATATCTCTTTAACTGTTCTATCTCTACTTTGAGATACTGTATCCAGTTCATTGTGTAGTCTTATTCTTAAATCATCACCTGGTTTGATTGTTTCCTGAATATCAACAATTTCAACATCAACTCCTCTTTGACCAAGATAGAAGAATATGTCAACCTTATCACCAGTATCTGGTGCTTCAGTAAATGTAAACGTAGCACCACCAGTGAATTGATAAGCAATACCAGGTGTCTGTAGTACACCATTAACAAAGATTACCAATACAGAATTTAGATCAATATCTGCAGACAATACATCAGTCTCATCTTTTTCAAAACTTAATAGTTGTCCATTAAAGAATAATGGGAATCTCTTTCTAATACCATTTTGAAGATTTCTTATAGTATCAATGAAATCTATTTCACCGAATTGCCATGCTGAGAAGTAATCATTGAATATTTGAACAACTTCCAATTCAAATTCACTTAAAGGTTCTTGTAATTCAGCAGATGTTACTAGATCAACTGGTTTAAATCTATCACCAATTTTAAATGAATGTCCTGATCTTGCTATCTTAAACTCAGAAATTTCAAATAAAGTTGAACCTATACCAACAGTTGTTTTAGCAGAACCTACATTTAAATTAAGTAATAGATTTTCACCTGTATCTGTGGTTTTTCCAATACCTAATCTAGAAACACCAATAATAGGCATATTTTCGTAAATTGGTTGTGGAACTATAATTTCTGGGTTAATATATCCAGAACCACCATTTTCAATAGTAAATTCTAAAGCACCACCAGTACCTGCAGGTGATTTGCCAACATCTACAGTAAATTTCTTAGTTGTAAGAACACTCTCTACTCCAATAAATTCATTGTAAGTAGGATCAGTTGTTCTTGGATACAAATGATTAGTTGAATATTGATCTTTATTACACTGGAATACTAAGGATCCAATATCAAATTTAACTCTATTATTTGCTTTCTGAATATTATTAGGTAGAGATGATACGAATGTATGTGAAGATATATTTGTAGATGGAACAGAACTCAAAACTTGTATATCAAATTTGTCTGTAGTAGTATTTGATATTTGAACCCACTTATAATTAATAGGATCATTTCTTCTAGGATAACTATGTTCAGACTCGTAAGCATCTTGTTCACAAGTAAAGACTATAGAATCCTGAGCAATTTTCACATAATCCCCATCACTAAATCCATGAGCAGTAGTTGTAGTAACTGTCATAATACCAACTTGAGGATTATATACAGCACTCAAAGTTGATTTAACATCAGAAGCAGTAAATCCGTGAGCAGCAGATGTAGTAACTGTCATGATTCCTGTCTTAGGATCATAATCTGCTACATTTGTTGTAAATGGACCACCAACATCAGCAGTTAGATTTTCATATTGTGGAGGAATACCAACATCACATGTTATTTTTTGAGCAGTTACTGCTGTAATTGCCAAAGCAGTATTATATGCTGGATCACTTGATCTTGGATAAGAATGATTAGATCCATGATTATCAGCATCACATGTAAATGTTAAAGCTTTAGGAGCAATAGTTACTGTATCACTAGTAGTGAAACTATGATTACCTATCGTTAGTGTTAATAATCCAGTACCTGGAACGTAAACAGCATTGTTAACATCTCTCTTAACACCACCTACATCAATAGCATTACTTATAGCATCGACAAAAGTATGAGTACCAATAGAATTGATAAACTTATGTCTATTTGGAGCAACTATAGCAGTAACTACAGCACCTGTTCCTCCTCCACCACCAGGACCAACATTAGTCAATAGTGTATTTTGTGAAGCTGAAATTATAGGTAAAAATTCGTTAGATGCTGGATCAGTTGATCTTGGATATGGATGAGTACCGATAAAATTATCTTTTGAACACTTAAATATTAATGATTCATCTGCTATCTTCAATGATTTAGTAGCAGTTACTGCATTTGGTATAGAAGAAACGTAAGTATGAGTGTATCCACCACCAGACTTAACAGCATTAGCATTAGCACTAACAAATGTATGAGGATCAGTGTTTGTGGAAGGTACGCTAGTCAATACTTGCAGTGTAATTGTGGTTGCTGTCACTGCTTGAATTGGAATAGCAGTATTATAATATGGGTCATTACCATTTGATCTAGGGTATGACTTTTCAGCAGCAGCACCAGTAGCACCACCAAATCCACAACTAAATTTAATTGATTCTTCTTCTAATTTAACACTTGTACCAACTTTTAAACTATGAGCACCAATTTCAAGAACCATCAATCCTGTATTAGGATCATATGTTGTACCAGTAGTTGGCGTATGTCCAACTATTGGACTTGAACCAACATTGACTTCAAATTGAGTAGCAGTAGCGTTAGAAACTAATAGGAATTTACCTCTAGCTGGATCAGTTAATCTTGGATATACGTGATCTGTACTATTATTATCCATAGTACACTTAAAGGTAATCGCATTATCAGCGAATTTAACTTGCTCGTTATTAGTGAATACTCTTGGTACAAATACTGCTCCAGCAGTAGCACTAACAAATGTATGATCATCAGTATTTGTGGAAGGAGTTGTTGACAATACCTTTACGGTAATTGTCTTTGCCACTAAATCTACAGCAATAATATCCAAGAATGTATCATATGCTGGATCAGCACCTCCACCAGCATTACCTGATCCAGATGATCTAGGATATGACTTTTGAGCAGCAGTGCCAGTAGCACCACCAAATTCACAACTAAATGTAATTGAATTTGGTGCTAATTTAATTTTATCATTGGTAGTTAATGTATGAGTACCAATTGTTAAAGTCATATTACCCGTTGTTGGGTTATATGTAGCATCACTAACATCATAATTTGTACCAGCACTAACAGTTAAAGCACCTGTGGTAGCGTTATAAGAAGCAGTATTAATATTCAATTCCTTTGCAGTTTCAATACCGTGCTCTTCTGTTGTAAATAATAAATCTCCATTTTCAGAATTATATTCTGCCTTTAAAGGTGTCAAATTCTGACCCATAAAGGATCCTGTATAAGCTGTAATAGCATCTGTACTAGCACTTATAAACTTATGAAGATAATTAATATCTGTAACACCAATAGAAACTGGTTCACGATATCCAGAACCTGGTGTCAACTCATCATAGAAAGCATATACAGAACCACCCTTCAAATAAGTATGAGGAATACTATTAATACCAACATTAACTTGGAAACTTCTTTCAGAACTAACTCCAACCAATGGAAGTGATCTTTCATGATCTTGGAATATTGATGTAGTAACTCCAACGTAATTTAAAGACTGAACACAATCAGGAGTTGCTCCAACAAAGGTATGTGCGTCTGTATTGGTAGGTGATACCCCAAATAATACATTTACCTTAAAAGTATCTGCAGTAACATCAGAGATGTACATGTACCTATCATAGGCAGGATCAGTCTTTCTAGGATATGCTTTTTCAGCAGCAGAACCAGTAGCACCACCAAATCCACAACTAAAGGTAATTGATTCTTCTTTTAATTTAACAGAATCTCCATTTGAAAGACCATGACCAACAATCTTTATCACCATATCACCTGTTGCTGGATTATATGTTGTACCAGTAATAGGTTGACCAATAGTATATGTTGGACAAGTGAAATGTAGACCCTCTAACTTAACAGTTTCTGGACTTTCTAAAGCAAATCCATGAACTTTATTAGTAGTAACAGTTATAATACCAGTAACAGCATCATAATGAGCAGTCTCAATACCAGATCCAATAGGACCTATTGAAGAAGCAATACTAACAATACTATCAACAACACCATTAGTTGAATTAGCTAAAAGTCTAGCACCAACTAAAGGAGCATATCCAACACCAGGAGTTGATCCCATAGAGACTATTAGACCACCTCTTGGTAATTGATTTTGATTAATATCAAATTCAGATTGTATTAACTGTCCGTTCTCAGAACTAATACCAGTAAAAGTAACACTAGAAATTCCTGTAGTATCATTTGCTTCAATTTCATAATTGTTACCCAAATTATTCAATGTTAATGGTGTTTGGAAAACTCCGTTAATGAATACAATTCCATTTCCAACACTAACTCCACTAGAAGTATTAGCACCACCAACAGTCAATGTATATGTTCTTCCTATTCCAGTAAATGAATCTGAAATATCATCAAATACCATATTGGTATCATAATTCGATCTTAAGAAAGTTCTTCCGTTATATTCTGCCTTAACATAAGGTATGTTTGTAGCATTTCTTCTTGCTCTTGTATTACCTTTAGGTGGACTTAAGAACCAAGCAGTACTATCAACAATATTAAATGATCCCCTAAAGACTCTTACTTCAGCATTAGCAGCATGAGATACTTTTTCAGAACCTAAAGATCCTCTTGCTACTAGTACTTCAGGTATATCACCATCAGTTGAATTTATTGGAGAGAATGGAGTAGCACCTGTTAAGGTTGTAAATCCAACTTGCTCCACTTTCATATATTCATCATCAATTTTAATTACATCTAAAGGTTGTACCGAACTAATACCACTTATAGCAAATTGATCCTTATTGAGAGTATTTCCAATACCAATATTATTAGTTAAAGAATGCTTTATAGAAGTATATGTAATTGGTTGCTGAACAATTCCGTCAAGTCCAATAACAGTCTTACTCAAAACCTTAGTCATATTAAGTTTATGAGCATTACCAGATCCAGTACTGGTTATTTGTATAGGAATACCATCTTCAATATATTCTTTTCTACTAAAGAGTTGGAAAGAATCAGAATCCTTAACTTTAACAAATAATTTAGATGGCATTGTAGTAACTAAATTACTATCGACATCCAATGTAGCAGCAATACCAACAGAAACTGCTGGTACACCAATAAAGGTGGATCCTGCAGTATATTCTATCTCTTCATTAGTATTAAAGAAATGATTTGGTATACTGAATGTAGTACCAGCACCAGCACTTGAAATAATTCGAGTACTATCTGAGGGATTAAATTTCTTACTGTATACTGGAATTCCTTGATATGTTAGGTTGAAATTAACTTTATTACCTCTTGTACCATTTATTCCATCGTAAGATGATAATACAATATCTGAAGTTACTGGACCAAACTGTAATGGAGTTGGTTCATTAACAAAATCGTTAAATGTATATAATACTTCATTGAATGATTGAACTTCTACTAAACCAGTAACAGAAGGATCTGGATAGAATATAAGATTAATATCATTAGATGTAGTTTGTGATCCAAATGTTCCTAGTCCAGTTTTACTTCCAACATGTGGGTATTGAACAGTAATTGCATCATTATCTTGATCATGTAAAAGAATTGGTTGATGTATGGCAAATTCTGATCCATAACTAACCTTTACAATTGAACGTACAGTGCTGTCAATATCTCTGTCTATAGACGCTACAGTTACCCCTACACCAAGTGTAGTTGAGTTATATGTTGATTCATATCTAGCACTTCTTTCTGCCCCTGCTGGTTGCCCCTCTAGGTTAAATCTGTATGTACCGATACCTGCTGTAGTGGTTCCTAAACCAACAATATTAGCACTTACTATTAAATCAGAATTTCTCTCATTGATACAATCAAACTTAATTACTCCACTATCATAACTAGCTGTTAAAAGTCCAACAGTTCCTTTATCAATCTGACTGAATGATACTTGAGATAAATCGGCATATAACTGTGATATTGATACCTCTTGTCCTTGAACATTAACTAATGCCTCAGTATAATCCAATTCTCCAGTAACATTATCCTTTGAAACAACATTTGCGTAAAAAGCATTACAATCAGTTTCAGAAAATTCTCTAATAGTTGTAGTAGTAATTCCAATAGGAATAGCAGGTCTTCCTATTTCACTACCAACAAATCCAAGTTGATCAGTGCTTGCTAATGTTTGAACTTGGATTGGAGCAAGAGTTGGTTGTGTATTAGGATCTGGATTAACTCCACTAGTATTTGTAGGGCTAGTAGGATCTACGATTCTAAGTTTAGCAGTATTTGCATCAACAACATTTAAGACTTCAGTCCTATCAGCAACACCTGGTCCTGATAATGTAGTTCCTGCCCCAATAATGGGAATGGTATTACCATTAATATCTTTAATTTCAATACCATTTACTCTCTTCTTAGATGTTAGATCAAAATCATTAGTTGTTAAAGTATCTCCAGAAATACTACCACTAAATGTAGTTCTACCTACAGCAACAGAAACATTTGTACCAATTAACTCAACAGATCCAATATCCTTAACTCCAACTGAAGCAACATCTGTATTGAATGAGGTTTTTATTATTTTAATATCATGATCTTTATTAAATGCTTCAGTTGGTTTAAATTGTAAAGTTTTTCTATTAAAGAAATCTACATCCGCTTCAAAATCTCCTAATCTAATACCAGTAAAATCAGTTGTTTTTTCTAGTAAATAAGCATTATCGGTTGATGATAAGACAATTAAATCACTAACTTGAACATCAAAACTATCTGGATCAACTACCTGTACAAAATAACGAGCATAATTAGCATTTATCTCCTCAATTTCAGTAAATAAATCCTGACTTCCCTTACTGGAGAATCTACCACTAATATCATCATGTAATAAGACTCTATTAGTTTTACACTTAGTATAGTCGGTTAATTTTACATTTTGGAAATCAATAGTTTTAGAACTTTTATCTCTAGGATAGAAATCAATACCAAGATCAAAATTATTAACAGTATCAACTCTTCTCTCATTTACAACATCGAGAACTAGCGTTGGTGTTGTAAAGAATGTGCTACCAATACCAACATTTACATTTGATGTTATAACAGTATCAGCAAAGTTTTTAAGACCTGAAGGATGAACTAACCTATTAACTGGATCTACAAAATCTTCCCAAGTTTTTTCACTCTGAATAGAATATGAAAGATTTTGGAAATAATCATTATTAGGTATTACTTGGAAATCTTCACTTAATTTACCAATATTATCAGTCCATCCAAGATTTTGTATACTTGAGAAATCTACATTAAATTTTGCAGGATTGGAAATTACCTCAATAACAGTCGCAGACGTTCCAGAACTTTCTCCAGATATTCTATCTCCAGATTCTAAATTATCAAGTCCTTGTATCTTAATATAATCTTCTCTAGATTCTTTTACAACAATATCCTTCATTACGAATGAATTTGCTTCCTTTACAAGAAGATTTTCACCTAAAGCAAAATCAGATCTCTTCTGATTTGTTTCAAATGTGGGGTACTTATTGCGATTTACAATATTTGCATAACCAGATTGATATGTCTTAGCAATTCCTGGATTTGTAGTTAATCCTACTAAATCAAATTCTAAGATATCTGGATTTGCCGATGAATAAGAAGAAACTTTAAAGAATCTATAATCATAATTTGAAGAATTATAACCATCACCAGAAAGAGTAGTAACTCCAACAGAAGATGACTGTTGTGTTCCAATACCAGCAGGATCCTCTCCAAAGAGTTGAATACCTTCAACGAATATTTCATCATCAACAGCAAATGGGGGTGTTACATACCCATTAATAGGGGTTTCCATAACACATCTGACGAGGGTTCCGTCAGTAGTCATTGAAACTATACCAATTCCATTTGAATTATTAATAGCAATTACTCTATGATTTACAGAGTTTAATCCTTTAATCGGTGCTATAACATTTACATTAGCTATTGACTGGTAAGGAGCAAAACATTGTAATGAAGTAGTATCAACAACTTCCTTACTTTCTGGATTAAACAGAATTAAATCTGGTGGATTTAAATAATCTGTACCACCATTAATAATAGTAATATTTTCAATTACATCTAAATCATCAACTCTAACGATTGGAGGTATATAAGCTTCTGGTCTTAATGTATTATCTGAAGAATACTCAAACCCAATATCAATTATTCTAAGATTATTAACTCTTCCTATAGAAGTTGATAAAGCAACAATATTAGCATTTTCACCATAAACACTAGTAACTGAAGTAAATCCAGGTACACTCTTATAACTAAATCCTTCAGAAATTAATTTAACACTCTTTATAGCACCACTTACAGTTTCAGATTTGCTAGAATATTCTAATATATCACATTGATCAGATTCGTATGTTAAAACTTCTGGTACAGATCTAGGGGAAATTTTAAATGTTTCATTATCAACATCAAAAACTTTAAATTCTCCAGAATATGCACTATCAACAAAAGTAATCTCTGAATAATTAAGTACATCGGTATCTGCTGTACTAATATATCCACCCTTTTCCAAAGCATAGTATAATTTAGATGGAACTGCTGTAGAGAATCCAATTGATACCGCAGCACCAACATTTGGACTTGATAAGAATGTTCCTACACCAACTGTTCCTACACCACTAATAGTAAAAGCACTTACTGCATTTTCGGATGGATCATATTTTGTAGCATTCCTAAATTCATTCTTAAATTCTCTATCATAGAAGAATTTAAGATTATACCCAGGTAAAGAAGTTGAACCCATACCAAAGGTTAAATTAGCATTCTTAACTACTCTTATTGGTGGATTAATTAATGATATACTATGTCCAGATCCAGCAGAATCAAATTTAACTATTTGAGGAGAATCTGCTAAAGAATCCCTCAAAGTTTCACATAGATTAATTTTATTTGAATCGATTACATGAACATAATAAGAACTGCTTATTCCTGTAATAGGATCAGAACTTTCATAGAAAACTTTATCTCCAGTTTTTAGACCGTGATCTGAGATTGTTAATTCATTCTTAAGAATATCAACGTCAGATCCAGTAAATCCTATAGAATTTATTAATAATTTAGCATGTGTTTCATTAACACTGACCGTTAATGGGGCAGTAGATCCTAATCCAACTACAGTATTTGGATTTACTTCCAAATCAATAACATCACCAACACGTAGTCCATGTGTTGTGGTATTTGCTAATCCTATTTGAGTAGTAACAGTTGATACTATTCTATCAATATTACCTGTTAACTTAGTATGATCCGACTTAATCAAATATTGATAATTATCATCAGCATTACCATAGAAGAATAAACCACTCTCACTTCTTGCAGCACCTACATTAGTAGCAAGTCCAATATTATTTGGTCCTTTATCAATAACATATAATTCAGAAACAGCACTTGATTGATCTGGAATATAGAATTGATTTGATGCGTCATCATCCCTACTTACCAATAAAGAAGTAGCAGCTAATGGTTTTGAAAACTTAACTCTTTGCCCTGATATAAATGGATGATTGGGTAAGTAAATGCTTTGTTGAGCAATATTCACAGATTTTGTTGTTTCACCTACAGTATAATCAACAACAGATCCACTAGTAGTACCTAATCCAACTGCTTGTCTTGTATTAAAGTAAACCAAATCATCAAGTTTAGATTCAAAATAATCTGAATGAACTGGAATACTAATACGATTGTTCAATACATCTATACTTGATCCGAATGTATGTGCTATACCTGTTCCAAATCTTTGAACTCTTATTACTTTTTCTACTTCGTATAAATTTAATACTTTAAGAACTTCATCACCAACTCTTAAAGATCCCCCAATAGAAACCGTATTTGGTATCTTATTAACATAAATGTCCTCAGTCACTCCACCTGAATTGTTATTCAGAGTCATTGATTTTGCTAATCCAATCCTATCAGTACTAACACCAACCTTGAATGAATTATTAAGTTCATAATTTGCCGTACTTAATCCAGAAATTAATACAGTATCTTGATCATTTAATTCTATTTTTGGAATATAATGTGCCGTTACTTTATTAGCACTATTCCAAACAAATGTAGCATTCTCAAATGTTGTTAATTCAGTCTTAATATTAGAAACTCCAATACCAACTATTCTATCAACTTGACCTCTAGCACCACTACCATTAGTGCCGTCATTGTTAAAGGTAGTGAAATCTCCTACCTTATAATTTTTACCACCATCTAAAACTTGGAAACTATCAACAACACCTTTAGTTACAGACTCTACAACAGACTTTTGACTAATAATTTCATTTGATTCTACTATAAAATCATTATCCGCAAACCTATCATTAACTTTATATGGTAAAGTATTTCTAGAAAGGGTTGAATTATTAAAATCGAAAGATTGATTTAAGTACTCATTTTCTGAAATAAATGGTAATCTATAAGATTTTCCAATAAAATATGGGTATATTGGATTGTTATTAGTATCTAATGTAGCAAAGTATGCATAAACACCATTAGGAAATTCGGGTGTTTTACAGAATCTACCATTATACTCATCTAAATCACCACTACCATCAAATGTATAATCTTTAGTAAAGAAACCATTTTCTTCATTTGGTCTATCAAACCAATTAGTATCAATACTATATCCAGATTCTAATCGTTTTACTTTACTAATATCATCAGGATCAGAATATCCAAATGCTCCATATATTGGATTACCATCATATGCCCATCCAATCAAAGGAGAATGAGTTCCTATTCCAGTAGTTGCGTCTACACCAGAATCGTTAAAAGATTCTCTTAACTTCTGATAGTAACTATTAACACCATAATATAAGTTATTATCACCTATTGATTCTAAATGTATGTTATTTTCTCTTTTAACATTGTCAATTTCTAATTCTCTTACTCTAGCGTTTAGTAAACCATTTTTTCCTCTAGGTTCTACGTAAACATTTGTTCCTGTACTAGAATATCCTATTCCTGGATTAATAACAACAATATCCTGTAATCTACCATCAAATATTACTGGTTTTAGTATAGCACCACTACCTTCTTTAGCATCTATTTTTAAAATAGGTAATGAATTATATTGCTGACCTTTATTTTTAACTATAACATCTATTAATCTTCCACGTTCTACTACAGTATCTACTTCAGCATCTTTACCATTTTGAATTTCAACAGAAGGTGAAGACTTGTGGTTGATAATACTAGACCCATAATTACATCCCTTATCATAAGTATAGGTTCCTATAATCTCACCAGTAACTATAGGTGTAAGTTTACCTTCAAATGATCCACCAACTTCATTATCAAAAATAGCATTTACTGTGATCTCAATATCAGGATACTTAAATATCTGGTATCCAGATCCTTGAGATTTTAAATTAATATATTTTCCTCTTTCAATATCAACTTTTGTTGTTGCTCCAATTCCAGCATTTGTTAATCTGAACGAATCATCATCAATCTTCAATGCATGATAGAAATTTGTAGTTGATGTTATACCAGTAGATACTGTTAGACCTTCAATTGAAGTCCCATCTGTCAAATATTCAACAATATCACCACTTCTGAACCCATGATTCTTAAAGTTTATAGTATCAAAAGAAGTAGAAATGCCTGAAGATGGTACTGGTAATTTCCTATATTGGAAATCTTGACCAGGATTCAATACTTTAACCGATTTTAATGTATTTTTAGATTCTGTTCTAAACTTATGGAAACCAGCAGCAGTAGTTGCTGTAGAAAATCCTATTGTATTAATACCAGTTACACCAAATAAGGCATCATCAGGTCTTTTGAAGAGATAAATTCTAGTTGGATTAATAACTCTAATAAAATATGGTGCTCCATTTACAAGATATTCTGTTACATTTGTGCTTGCTTCTTTAAACGCAGTTATTCCAATTGGATTTTGTCCATTATTATTGTAATATACCTTTTGTCCATTTACAAAATTATGCTCACTTGTAAATGTAATCGTTTCCTCTTGTATATCCAATCCACCATTGAAAAATATATCCCTACTATTAAACTCAACTTCTCTAAATCTAGGTCCAGTAACAGGTTCTAAGAAACAATCTCTACCATTACCACCTGTTAGTGTTACTGATAATACTTTAGAAACATCAAAATCCTGTTCCTCTACTAATATTTCTTCTACAGAACCCTTAATAATTGGTTCAACTAAAGCAGTTGTACCTATACCAACAATTCCTTCAACTACAACTTTTGGTGGGTTGGCAATATCATACCCAGTTCCCGAATTATATACCTCAGTTTGTTCAATTGTACCGTAAGAAACTGTATCTACTGAAGTATTAGTTCTTATTTGAGTACCATCTATTAATAATCCAATATTTTTTGCTGGTTTTTCATTCTTTGTTGTAATCTTTAAATCCTGACTAAGAGGGAACTTTCTTAAAATTGGATTTTTTACGATTTTTTTATTATATTGATCTTTAATCGTAAAAGTATGTGTTGCTATTATCGCAGCAGATGGTTGTGCCTGTTGAGTAGGTGAACTGATAAGTATTGACTGATCTGTTTCTATAGCATTAATACTAGAATATAATTTTATCGACTTCTTATCATCCAATACTCTAACAAAATATGACTCACCTTCTGTTAAACCACTAAATGCCTCTGAAGAGATTGATGTTGTATAAACTACAGAATCTCCAGTAAAGAAATTAGTTTCAGTAGCGAATTTAATTGTGGATATACCAGCAATTTTATCTACTGAAAGACCTGTTCCTTGTTGTGAAGAACTAACAGGTTCTACATCAATTTGTGTGCTTGGTAATGAATTAGAAGCAACATAACCAAACTTATCACCATCAACATATACATTTAAGATATCACATAAAACATTTCCAGTTCCATCTGCATTCTGATAACTATCAGATAAAGCAATTCCAACTTGATTCGCAGCATTATAAGTTGCTTTCTGTAGATTTCTTCTTATATCATAAGCACCAAGAGGACTTGGTTCATTAGGTATAAAGTTAATACCCTCACCAGTAAATGAATAATCATTATCTATTATCTTAACTATACCACCACCAACTCTTTTATTTGATTTTCTACGTGTTATATCAAAACTATCACCAACCTTTAAACTAGACCTATCAATCTTACTTAATAAGACAAAGGTGTTATTAGAAACACTACCAGATACTTGATATCTAGAACTAGTATTATAAATCCAAGAGTTTGTAAAAATTTGCTTATATGTTTGAGTTGTTTCTGGATTTGATACAATTTCTCCAACATTTTTTACTAATATCTCTTGTCCTTCAGTAACAAGTGAAACATCTCCATCTGGGACAAATTCAGAAATTACACCAGTAATTCTTAATTCAACCTTTTTAGATAAATCACCATCCTCATATCCAAATATAGTTTCAGAAGATCTAAGGTCAGTAGCAATTCCTATGTTACCAACTATACCACTACAACCAAAAAATTGGTTGATAGTTTTAGATGTATAAGTAACTGTTTGCTCAATTGAATCTATATCTTCTACAATAAAATTACCAGATTCAGCAAACCCAATAGTAGTATCAACTGGAACTATTGTAGAATCTTTTTTAACTTCTTCTAATACCTTTGATTTACCTGGTATAGTAAAGATACCTTGTATAAGATCTCTATCACTAAATCCTACAAATAATGAGACTTTATAGTATGTTTTATTGTCTCTTGTTATAATTTCTACTTCTGATACTGAAGCATTGGTTTCTAAATCTGTCGATTTAAATATTGTTTGACCAACCAACTTAGAAGGATCGCCACTAAGACCCTCTGCTACAACAACCTCTCTACGGATATATTCAGCACTTGATGGTTTTATTAGACGTTCTTCTAAATCTATTACATTTGCTTCTACACCAAATAATACTTTAAATAAAATCTTTATAGATTCTGCAATTCCCTTTGATTGATAGAATGATCTAGCAGTTTTAATAAAGTTACCAACATCTAAACCTTCTGCAAAAGTATTATCTTCTAGTCCAGGTAGGAAAGTTTTCTTTAATTTTTTATAAAATTCCTGTAAAAATAGAACACTTAAATTAGTAACTGTAGATGCAGTTGTATGAGAAGCAGCATTAGTGTCTTCAAATATTAAATTTTCTCTATTTACAGAATCAAGTGAAGTTGATATACCAACTCTATATCCAGTTATACCACTAAACCCACGAATACATCCTGTAAACGTAGTACTAGTCTTTCCAGTATATGTAATAATTTCATTACCAATCTTTATAAGACCATATGAAGCAGGAAATCCTTTAGTAGAATCTACGGTAATTATATTTTCTGTAATTGAAACATCAGAAGTTAATGTAGTTTTACCTGTAATAACTTCAGGAACTAAATTATCAACCCTAACATAACGATCAAGGTTAGTTAACAAGTCTTGACTAGATCCTTGATATTCTTGAGAAATATAATATTGTCTAAAAAATTCAACAGCTTGAGGAAAATCAGCAACCAGATACTCTGGTAACTGACTTTCTATAATCTTATTGACCTGTACTCTCTTCTCGAATTCTAAACTCATATCTATTTCCTTTCTAGATCTCCATTAGAATAACTTGAACTGTAGTAATCTCTTGTGAACACAACACCCGAAACATCTTCACCCGAAGCAATTACGTCTTTGAACATATTTATCGAACTATTTGAAACGTCAAAATTTAGGTATAAATCCTTTAATCCAACAACATCATTAGATTCAGGGAATGCCTGTATCTCAATTAAGTTATTGGCAGCAACTGTAGATGTAATATTAATTGTATTGACGATTATTTCACCTTTGGCATAATCAACTGTACCAACATCTTTTGCTACAATCTTTAATTCCTCTTTATCATCTTTAGAAACAATACAAATAACACCCTTTCCACTTCCATCCAATTTACCTTTAGCATCTGTATTTGGTATATCAGTAAAATATACCAATTTTGACCAACCAGAAATTTTAAATCCAGTGCTCTTTATATTATATCCTGCTTGATTGATATGGAATTGATTACCAAAACATAACTCATATTGTGCAAATTGGTTTAAAAGTGCCTTTAAATCTCTTCTAATCTTTACTTTCGTTATATTAGAAGTTATTGCTTCATTAACTCTATCAATCAATTGGTTTATTTTACTAAACTTAAATCTACCACCAAACTTATTAATATCAACAGTATTAGAATATGATAGCAATGAGTCTACAATATTAGTCTTCAAACCAGTAACATCACTAACTGATGATGTATTATAGTAAACATTTGAATCAATCTCCACATATAGTATTTTAAGATCAACAATATCAGAATCAATACCAGCAATAGAGTAATTCTTTAACTTATTTTTTATCTGTTGCTTATCAAAATCAGATACAAATGTTCCATTTTTTGGTTTAATGCTGATCTTAACCTTACCAAATTGTGGTGGATCTAATTCTTCCCCACCAACAACAGCAATTGACTCTGTTGAGGGGTAAATTGACTTTATTATAGCCTCATAATCTCTTGGTGTAACCGCCCTGTACTGTGCGGAATATAGTCTAGGAGCCAAATACTTAATAGACGATAAATCTTCGATCTCCGTGCCACTTGAGGCACTCTGAGTGGTTGTTACATTAACAATTCCAGCTGGTCTGACTAATCCACCATTATCAGTTCTACTAAAGGTTCCTTGGAAATCGAAAGAAGAAGCACCATTACTTTCAGATCCATTAGTAATTAAATATTCTACAGTAATTTTTTGCCCATTTTCTAAAGGTTTTCCAAAATAACCATCACCAAATAATATTTCAACCCTTTCATCTTGAACTTCTTGGATTAGGAAAATTTTAGAATCTTTATTTAAGTTAAGTATATTATCAACTTTTGAATATTCTGACCCAAGAGTATTATTAGTATCAGATACATTCACAATAATAGTTGAAGTATCAATGCTTGAATTGTCTAATATGTACTTTGCATCAATTGAAGTATTCGCTAAGAAACTATTTCTAACATATGTGCCTTGAAAAACATCTAAATCAAAGTCTGCTACTCTATCACCAGCAGAATTAGTGTAAACTCTCTGTGTTATAGGTCTTAAAGTAGAAAATCTATAAGAAGTATCGTTTGCAGTACCTATACAGACTAATCCAGCATTTAAAGTTATCTGAGATATTTCAGCATTGGTATCTATAATCTTAACTTGAAAATTTATTCTTGCTTTTGCTGCTGTTTTTGATCTTGGAACGTACCCAATGTTCCTTGCCAGCGAAACTACGTTTTCTCTTATAGTTGCTGAGTCTAAAAACACCTCATTTGTCGCCAAATTAGCGTTAAATGAGTTAATATAGGTGTTATATGCTAAAGTATCGATTAAAACCGAGAAATTAGAACCTTCAAAGTCAAAATCAACGAAATTTGAGTTTGCTTTAAGGTATTTTTTAATTTCTGCCTTAATTTGGGTAAAATCAAGACTTGTAAATTGGGTATATGGCATTATTTTACCTAGTTGGTTCTAATAAAAAGGAAAATGACTGTTTTGGTAGTTCTAAACCTACTATATCAAAGAAAACTGTAACTTCAAATGTATTTGAATCAGGCATTCCCTTAACTTGACAAGAAACATTCTCTACCCTTGGTTCAAAGTTGATAATTGAAGTCTTAATTTGGTCTTTAATTACCGTTACAGTAGTGTTTGTGTAATTCTCAAACAAAGAATCACGTACATCAGACCCAAAAATAGGATTAAAGAACCTTTCAGTAGGGATTGTTTCAACTATATTCCTAACTGATCGTATAATTGCACGTTCGTTGATCAAAACAGGCAAATCTTTCGTTACTGGATGAGGAACGAAAGAAAAACTTATGTCTTTAAATGATCTAGACTTACGTTTAACGGACATCTAAATGGTATATTTAGTATTATCTCTCTTTATTTATACCTATTCTTTAAAACTATGAGAATTTAATGGAAATTCCTCAACCCAAGAGGTAATTATGTATTTTGAACCCCCAATAGGAGGGTTTCCACGATGTGTCCAAGGCCAACTACAAGGAAAAATCAAGAATTTTCCCCTTTTTGGGGTAATTTTTTGTTGTTGGTATAAAAATTCTGTCTCACCACCTTCAAAATTATCATTTAGATATATCATTACTACTAATTGTCTAAAAGAAGAGTATGAATCTTTACCATCACCATCATAATGCCATTGGTGAAACCCTTCAGATGGATTAGTTTTCTGTATCTTACATGTTTTATGCTCAAACTCCCTTGTTTTTAGAACATCATACTTAGACATATAATGCTGCAATGCCTCACATGATAGACGATTCCAATCATTATACACTTGGAACATGATATTATCATGAATATGGTTATGAACATAGACTGAACTATCTTTCATCTGTAGAGGATTCAATCTAGGTTGTACTAAACCCCCTGTTTCGGTCATTTGTTCAAAATAATCAATATATTGCTCACAATCTATGTTACATTGATATTCGGATATAAAATTACCATGATCCGTATGAGCATTAATAAAGGGAGATTGATTCATCTCCCCTGTCCTCTAGTTCTTTTCTTTGCTTTATTACGTGAAGTAGCGGAATACTTTGTATGTTTTCCTCTTCCTTGACGACTCTTCTTTGGTATTGCTTCTACGTATACATTACCATTGATGCTAGTTCTTGTTGCCATAATTAGTCTTCAATAAATTCAGTTTTAATGTCAGATGGATGAGGCACTCCACTTATATAAAAGTCTTGTGCCAAATCCTCTATAGTGTTAAAATACTCGTCTTGAGAGAGATTCTCGTAAGCAACCTTGCCGTCAATTAGAATATTATAACGAGTCATTAGATCACCCTAGTCTTCTCATGACCTACACGAACACGAGGATCACACCAGATCTCAAACCCTGCTTCCTTCGCATCTAGGCAGAATGAAACGTCCTCTCCACACATATCTTGTACTTCGCCACTTTCAAAGACTTGCATCTTAGGAGCGAACCAAGGATAAGGCATTTGCTCATGTTCAAATACACCGTTCTTAATAAGTAACCATCCAAAACCAGTGTAATCTACGGTGAATGGTTTCTTTCTTTTCGAGATGCTTTCGATGGTTTCGTGATTCATTACACCACCATTTGTTCTGAAGTCATCTTCTTCGAGCCAATGTGCTACCGAGGTGGTTTTGCCGTCTTCTGTACAATACCAACCAGCAGCTAGATCCTGATCCATTAAAACTAATTGCCAGAACTTCTCTGTATTGAATACTATATCACTATCAATCCATAACTGATAATCATATGGTAACTTGCCGTCCCAAGGTTTTTGATCAGGTCCTCTTAATACATTTGCTCCGAGACACTTGCACCGAGCGAAGTTGACCATTGACGAATAATCTTGGGAGATCTGTATCGAAGCCTGTGCTTGGACAAGATCAAAGCATAACTGTACAAAACTTTTCAAAAATGTGTATGATACTCCA